AAGAGTTGACATTGCCTGCATTGCCCTTAAAACGTGACGAAGCACATATATTGAGGTAGTCTATGAATATTATATCAGGTTTGAATGATTTTTTCAAGGCCAGTTCATTCAGTAATGATTTGAAGTGTCCACAGTGTGCTGATGCAGTAGGATATTCCTTAACTATTAACTTACCTTCAGTTTTCTTAGCAATACTTGTCACCTTATTATCATACATCATCTTAGGTAACTGATTTAAGTTTTGTATATCACAATTTAAAAGGTTACTATCTATTCTTTCGGCAATCTTTTCTTCTGCCATCTCAAGAGTGATGTACAAAACGTTCTTACCTTGGAGTAGAGCAGAACTAGCAACATGACACATGAAGAGAGACTTACCCACACCAGTACCTGCAAGAGCAATGTTGAGAGTTTTATTAGGTAACCCACCTTTTGTGATCTTGTTGAAGAATTCCAGATCAAAAGGTATTTTGTCTTCAGTTTTATGGTAGAACTCGTATCGTTCTTCGTAGTCCTCAAGGTAATCGTGACCTATGTGATTGTCAAATGATACTGCTAATGCATCTGATAGTATACTTGGTATAGAACCAGCTGCTCTCTGTTCATCATTGCCTTCTGCAATTTTAATTGATGACATCAATGCGATATACAATGCTCTATCTTGACACCACTTCTCTGTAACGTCTACGATCCAATCAGGTTCAGACTTTTCCTCGTCTATCTCTCTGATTATATGTAAAATATTCTTATGCTGTTCGTCAGATATAGTATCTAATTGACCAACTTCAATCTCTAGTGCTTCCTTAGTAGGTATCGCATTGTACTGCGTAAAATATTTAGCAATAACTTCATACAATTTCTTCTCTAGAAAGTCAGCAAAGTATTCTGCCTTGATAAAAGGCAATGACTTTCTCACAAAAACTTCATCAAGAAGGAGGTTCTTAAGTATTAGGTTCTCTACCTTGTTCATTAAGCTTTAAAATTAGTGGAACTGTTAAAGTAATTCTAGTATCCGTCTGTACAGGAGAACTATGCTCCATGTAGGATGGGTATATTATAGCATCTCCTTTGTTTATATACAAGCCTGCTGCATCTTGCCATTCATCAATGATTGCTGGTTTAAATGCTTGAAGCATTGCTCTTGAAGGATGATGAAATGTATCAGATGCTGCACCATCTACTACATCCACGTAATGTATCATAGTATAGTGACTTGGTAAAGTATCAAATCTGTCTGTACTTTCTCCCTTCTCTAGCACCTTAAGAATGATAGCATCCATAGTAGCTACATGAGTGTCATAACACCCAATATCAGTGAGAAATTGTTCTATTACATCGGTATATATCTGAGTTAGAGAAGGGTCAAATTTCTGTATACCATACAAAAAAGGAGAGACAGATGAGAACCTATTCTCCTTCCATATATCAATACAAAAATCAATATAATTTTGGTTATTGTCTACGTTATACTTTCTAACGGGGATTGCAAATAAATCGTCTCTCATGCCTTCACTAAAATACAGTTAAATGCGACAGATATTCTATCTTCTTTTGAATTGTTAACATGTACACCATGACGTAAGTAAGATGGGAACAATAATATCTCACCATCCTTAGGTGCAAAATCATATGCAGGAAATATGTCTGTACTTTCTATTAGATCATCAGAATAACCTGCTATGTTAGGGTGACTATAGTAATTTGGATTTTCAAATTCTAATTTACCACACTCAGGTTGAGTTTTAATCCACATAACACCTGCAAGATCACAGTTAGGATGATTATGTCCATTGTTAAGTGAACCTGGTGGATTAATATTGATCCACATACCTGTCATTTTCAAACCAAATCCTTCTCTAAATCCACCAATGGAAGCTAGACCTTTGGATAGTACATTTAGTATGGTTGATTGCTTTGTGTGATAATTATTTTGAGACTGCCAACCATTTATATTAGTTGCTGATGTACCTTGTGGATCTCTACCACGTTCACCATAACAGTACCCAATCATTTCATCTTGAAGTTCTGCAAATCCTTTTGCTTTTGCTTGAAATACTAGAGAAGGAAACAGTACCTTAATGTCTGATCCTTGTGTAGTATTTTTATAATCCTCTATGTTAAGAGAAGGAGGTTTCATACCTGCAAACATTATACTTTCTCCGTTCCATACTTGTACTCTTGACTTGCTGCCCAGTCAAGTTTCTCCATTACTTCTTCTGTGAAATATTTGGTAGGATCCTTGAGAATAGCAGAAGGGTAGACGCTAGACTCCCCAACAATAATACGGTTTCCCTTACGTTCAAAAACTCCATACTTCTCACCCAGTTCCAGTAATCCGTAATATTTGTCGAGACCTCTAGCATCAAAATACAACCTCGTTTCTACTTGTGAATTTTCTACTGTCAGACGAGACTTTGCTGCCTTAGCTTTGACAATATTTCCGATGACATCTTTACCGTCTTTCTCTTTCTTTTTCGAGAGATAAATGATCGTACTAGCAGCGTACTTAAGACCGCTACCCCCACCCATCTCTTTGGTGGGGACGTAAGCACCGACGACATCGTAGGTATGATTTGTGACGATAAGAGGGACATTAGCTTTTCCTAATTTTAGTGTAAGAATACGGAAGATTGCCTTGACAACTTGTGCCCTAGTCATGTCACGAGTGTCTTTACCCTCTGCACTGTCTGCTAGTTCTTTAGATGTCGAAAGCATTCCTAAAGAGTCTAACACAAACATCATAGGTTTGCGATCTTTTGTGTCTAATGCAAGATATTTATCTAGTATCTGTATCGATTGAGTTCTGAATTCTTGAACCGTAGTTACAGGAACTAAGATCATACGTGAACCATCAATGTTACGTTCGTCTATCATCTCTTTAGTGATAGCAGCTTCAGACTCAAAGTACACAACACCTGCGTCTGGGTTCTCTGCAAGATAGTTCTGCACAATACCTAGGCAAAAGAAAGTTTTACCTGTACCACTTTCACCTGCTAGTGCAGTAATTTTATTACTAGGTACACCACCGTAGACTGAACCACTACAGAGTGCGTTAAAGATATATGATCCTGTATCAACGAATGAGTTTATGTCACCTACTCCACCCTCGTTCATAAGACCAGCATATTCATTGTCAATTTCTTTGGCAATGGTTTTTAAAAATGAAGTCATGAAAATAAGAATTCTAAATTAGATACTTTCTCTGTCTCCCATCCTATCACATTTGTGATGATTCGTAAAGGGTCGAGAAATGCTTTTTTAAATTGGGCATCACGATCTATCTGCCCTTCCACTCCCAGTTCACGTGGGAATGTATTAAGGAAAGAGATCACGTTTTCGTTATTAACTTTGTTTGGTCGCCTCAGGTAAATGTATTTTATTTTTTCTCCCTCTTGTACGAGTGGGTACTTGTATTCAAGTTTGTTCTTTGCGATATAAAAATTATAAAGCAAAGTTCCACGAACATGTAAAGGGGTGCCCTTTGTATACACGGTTCCTGACGCTTTAAATTTGCGTAGCCCATTGACCGACCTAGGAAATGCTATATCTTCAGGCGGTAACGAATTGAATTCATCCTTAAAAGAATTTATAAAGGATAGCAAATCGCTTTCTGTGCCATTCATCATAATGTTAATAGCATCTTTAATGGCAGCACGACATGGTGCAGGTGTCGAAGATTTAACTGCTTCGATCCCCATCATTTTCAACTTAGGTTTGTTGTATCGTACACCTTCTGAGTCCCACACATTGAGCATGTATCTTTTCTTTGCTGTCCAGATACCACTCGATGCAATGTTCTCACGTTTCATGATCATCTTCTGGTCATAGGCACTGACATATTCTGCCAGTTCTTCGTAAGAACTTTGAATATAAGGCTCAAGTTCCATTTCACTGATCTTGTTAAGGAACCCAACAACGCTCTGATCAGTTTTCTCTCTGCCCTTGTATACAGTCTCGACCAGAGGACCCATATTGAGGTAGATACTATCAGTATCACTAGCAATGACATAAT